GCTTTAATCACGGGGGAGCCAGCGGCAGTATTTTGCGCTTCCTCTTCTTTGCGATTTTTTCGGTCTTGGGCAAGTGCCATAGGCAGAACCCCCGCAACAGGCGCAAGTTTGCCAAAAGCGCCTTGGCCGGACAGCAAGCCATAAGCGGGACTCAACGTGCCGAGAATCTTTTTGGTTTTGTCATCCATCAGAGCATCCGTCCTTTAGTTTTGCCACGCTGAGCGATACCATCCGCGCGTTTGGAGGCGGAAGATTTTACGGAACCGCCTTTCTTGTAGCCCGCATACTTATACGCCTCACCTTCGCGCGCAGCGGCGGGTACAGACTCGCGCATGCGAGCAGCCAGCCGCATATCGTCTTTAGCGGCCTTACGCATGGTAGGAGCTATACGCGACAGGAAGTCGTCCTCCCCGGAAATCCCACGCTTCATAACCTCGCGGGATTCGTCCAGCTTCTTCTGTTCTGCGGCAGTCGGTTCTCGGTAGTGACGCGGCATATCAACCCCTTTGTGCTTTCGCAAGGTCATCAATCTTCGACTCAAGGCGTTTGAAGCCGTCATCAAAGCGTTCAACAATCCGGTCGACCTTGTCGTCGACTTCCCTGCGAGTGATGTGGTCGCGAGCAACTTCCTCGCGGGTGCGGTTCAACAAGATGCTGAGACGATTGAGTTCGTCCATCTTGCCCTTAAGCATGAAGCCCATCCCCGCCACGAAGAACGATAGCACCGCATTCCACAGCATCATCTCCATGGCTCAAGATTTCTCCGTCTCAGCTTTGCATTTAGTGCAAATCAGCATTTCCATGCTTTCCTCGCTAAGCGCAACCGACTCTTAGGGTTCTTCGCTGCCTTCGGCCACATCTTCATCTGGCCAGCAGAACGAGCGCAGAAGCTGTCTCTCCGAGGGCCTCCTTCTGGCTGAGGCCGCTTCAAGCCGGGCTTTCCGGGATTGGCTGCGTTGTACGAAGCCCTCCCCTTCGCGTTCAGACCACCTTTCGGATTCTTTCCTTCTTTCCTTTGCCATGCTGGACTCTTAGCCATATGCAATCCGTAGAGGTTCGTCCCCCTCCTTGATCTGCGCCGCCTTGATCATCGGGTAGAGAATGTCATTGCCAAAATCACCGTGGAACTCGTGAATGCCGAAGTGACCCAGCTTAACCGTCGGGTCGATCCAGACCTCAAACCCATGCGCTCGCGCACGTTCGCAGAAGAGATAGTCCTCTCCGATATAGCCCTCGGGGGTGGATTTGAAATCGAACAGAGAGTGCAGCTTGCGGTCAGCGGTAGCGTCGTAGTACTCCCACTCAGGGTGAGAACGCACCAACTCCTCAACCACCTGCCGCTGGATCATCATGAAGCCGGTGCCAATACTCTTAGCCCGGACAAGGCCCATCGCATCCATCACGATATTGCCTTCTTCGTCCTGATCCATCTTGGAGTAGTAGGTGGGAGGGAACTTCCTAGCGCACCCAACGCCACCGACGATGTTTTTCCTCTGGCTCCAAGCCAACAGCCGGAAGATGTCGTCGGGGTTGAACGACATGTCTGCATCAATGAACAACATCGTGTCGCACTCAGATGCGAGGAAGTCGCTCACCAGCAGGTTACGGGCCCGAGATACGACAGAGCATCCGGAGATGGTGCCGATCTCAAACCCGATGCCATGCTCTGCCGCCTTCCGGGAGAAATGAATCAAGGCACCGATCATCTTGACCGACACCTTGAAATCATACGCCGGGATGGCGATAAACAGCTTGCGTCCAGCTAGATCAAATGACGCTTGCGCCTGCATGGTTTACCCGTAGTAGGCAGTGACCGCAGCGGCTCCGTTGATGTCGAGGAAGAGTCCGTTCTGAGCGAGGATGCCCTCACCCGGAATCAGAACATTGAACGCCCCGGCAACAGCAGTGCTGACCTCGACCACCTTGGTTCCAGAAGCTGCGGAGGCATTGTCATATACGACCAACGCCGCATCTGCAGTAGACACCGCAACCGTAAGCCCCTTGAGCCGGGCGCGACCCGCAAAGATCACGCCATCGGCAGCAAGGTACTTCGATTTGACATCAGTTTGCATGCCCATAATCGACCCTCCTAGTCAGGGTTTCGATTAGCTGTCAGCAAACGGAGTGGCCGGGGTCGTTCCGAGAAGCACACCCTGAACAGCATACCGGTCTGCGGCAATCGCAGTGATCACCAGCCAAGAGCCAGCAATGCCACCGGAAGTCGAAGTCAGGTTGATGAAGTCGTTGGACGAACCGTTGGGGACGTAGCCGTTGATCGTGCCAGCAGTGTCGGAGTCCACAACAACCACGGAGCCGGTGTAAATATCATCGCTGGCGGCAGCGGTGCCGATCTTCAGCGAGTTGGCCGTGATCGAACCGGTGATCCAGATGGTGTAGCTCGTGCCCAGATTGTTCAGGGTGTTGGGGTCGGAACCGGGGCCAGCCGAGGTCGGGTCGGCAGTGGTGTTGATCGCCGGGAGGGTGATCGTGCGGTTCGCGGCCAGCGAGCCACCTGCAAAACGCAGGATATGGCCAGCATGCTGGGCAACGGTCAGGGTGGTGTCAGCAGTGGTAGACAGGTCGATGAAGTTGCCCGGGCCTTGAACATAGAAGCCGTTGAGCGACCTAACCGGGCCGTCGAAAGTCGAGATAGCCATGTGCATCCTTTCGTGTGTAAGCACATCCTCGTACCGTCTCTTACAAGTCTGCCCAGCCAGTCGGTACGAGTAAAAATCTGGGGTATGGCGACGTTATATCAGGTAGGTGCGGGGGAGTCAACCGCCTTGTCGGTTTTTAAAAGCGCTTGTAGACTGGGTACTTACACGGAGCAACAGCCCCATGATCGACACCACGGAAGAGCTGTCAAAAGCCCTCAAAGGTAAGGTCATAGAGGCCGTTGAGTTCCATGAGGATGGGCTGCATGTGAGCTTCTCCAACGGCCAAATCCTGATATTCGTAGGGGTGTCCATCATAGGACTTTTGGAAGCCCCATCCGCCTCCCGCACAATCCAATGAACCACCCATACCCCCTCGTCGAGATTGTCTGGGATGACGCCTCCAGCGACGCGGGCTGGCAAGAGGTGGAGAACATTAAGTTCGAACCCCAGATCGTCACCTCCGTCGGGTTTTTGATAGCGGAAAGCAAGAAGTACGTGATCCTCGGCCACACCTACTCCGGGGATGCCTACATCGGCTGGTTCCAAATACCGAAAGGCATGATCATTACCCGGAAAGTCCTGAAACGGGCAAAGCGGGAAACCCGCGCAAAAAGAAAAGGCCCACCGAAGTGGGCCTAATCCTGCTGCTAAGTGCTTGATTCTACGACTTAAGCGCCGCTGGAACCGAAGATACCGAGCGGGTCGCTCCAGCCGAAGCTGTAACGCTCGCGAGACTTATAACGTACATTCCCGGTATCGAAGTCTCCATCCATGGAATTCTGAAGCGGAGTACGAACAAAGTGCTTCAGGCCATTCGGGACATCGGTGCAGAGGAAGAACGCGTTGGTATCAGTCAAGAAGTGATTGACCGTGAACCCTTCCGGGATCGAGCCGTTGTTCTTGATCGCATTGATGTCGTTATTGTTGGTAGCAACACGCAGCTCGGTTTGGAGCAGACGGGTCGCAACGAACATCAGGTTGACCGGAACAACCAGCTTGCGGGGCTTGGCAGCGATCAGCAGGCCACGCTCGTCGGTCCAACCAGCGATCTGAATGACAGCCGCTTCAAGCGAAGTCTCATTCAGGTCTGCTTGGGTCGCAAACGTGTTGCTGTTGGTGCCACCAGAGACCAGCGGGTGAGTGGTCGAGCACAGAGGCTTGCCGTCACCGCCGTTGTAACCGCTCGCCGCAAAGGCGTTGTTCAGCACCGAAGCGGCTTTCACCTGTTTGGTGTAGGCCATGGCGCGAGCAAGCGCTTTGGTATAGCGGCTGGACAGCGAATCGTACAGGTTGTCCTCAACCGCCTCTTCGGTGATCGAGAAGCCCAGTGCGATGGTCTCGTGGTTGTAACGGGCAGTCCACGCTTCCTGCGCATTGTCATACGCAATGGCGTTACCCTCGTTCTTCACGGGGGCGGCGCTGAAGCCAGACAGCTTCGTTTCTTCCTCGAAGGAACGCTCGGAGGTCTCGGTCTCGAAAATCTCCTTGTGCTCTTCGCCGTAGCGGGCATACTCCATGCCGAACAAAGCGTTCAGGCCGGGGAGCAGCTCTTTCAGTAGTTGTGAGCGAGAAATAGCCATGATTCAGTCTCCTTAGACGTTGCCTTCGGCACGTTGATAGGCGTGCATACCGAAGTTCCACTTCACGATCACTTCGGTGTACGAACCCAGCGAGTTGCGGGTATCCGGAACAACGTCAACGATGCGAACCGGCAGGGTGTTGGTCGTCGCCGTAGTGGCCGAGATCGCAACCGCCGAGTCACCAGTAACGGTCGAACCAGTGTTGTCAACCAGCGCAGCGTTGTAGCCAACTGCAGCTTGGGTAACGCCGCTCATCGTGGTGCCGCTCGAAACCACAGCCACTTTGAACAGGGCGTCGTAGTCATCGACCACATACGCTTGGATGTCCGAAGCGGTGATGGCACCGGGGTAGTACTGCTTGAACACCTTCTGGTTGGTGCTCGGGTCGGTGTAGGTGCAGCCCATGAACACACCAACGGGGGCCATGGCAGAGTCAGCCGGGTCGCGGGTGATGTAACCAGCGGACAGCTTAACTGCGTCACCAAAGAAAATCGCGGTAGTCTCGCCGCTGTTGATTGCCATCAGACGGGTCGAACCGGCGTACACCTGCCCACCGATCAGATTGATCGGCTGCAAGCCGTACGGCTTGTCAATCGTGGGGTAAGCCATTGTTTATACTCCTAAAATTGGGTTATTTGGTTCCTTTGCCGAACGACACACCGGAACGCTTCTCAGCGAAGAGAGGCATCCGAGCATCGCTGGCTCTCATGAAGTTGTTGTCCACAGCTTCGGTTTGAGATTGTGACTGGTTCTGGAACCACGCATTGCGCTGTTCAACCATCTCAGCCGGGGCTTTGCACAACACCAGACCACCGATCTCGATACCGCCGGGGAACCGGCCGTTCGGGTCAGCGATCATCATGATTTCCGGGTGATCTTCGGCTTTCACCGGCACCCAGCCTTCTCGAAACTTTGCGGACGCATTCGTGGGGTCAACTTGGCCCATCAAGCTAGTCCGAATCCAACGAAATTCCCACCCGGCCTGCGGATTCGGGGACGGGAGGGTCTGAGGGGGAACCCATGCTTGCTTACGCTTGGTAAGTTCACGGTTCTCCAGCTCACGAGGGGTACGAGTATCAGCCATTCTGGTTCTCCAGTTTGATAAGTTCTTTCGCATACTGCTCGGGGGTCAGACCAAATTTCTTGGCCAGTGCCACCTGCGTCTGCGTCAATCGCACTTTGTTTGGCGCGGTGCTACGCGTTGCCGGAGCTACCACAGTAGCTGGT